GAAAGCCAATCATAGGTGTTACCGCAATAGAGTATGGCGAAGAAGCCAATATTGAGAATATTTATGCAACAGGTCGTTATCCAGTGGCCAGAGGTTACGGACAAGTAGAGCCATCTGCAAAGGTTACAATATTAATGAATGAGGTTATGAATATCGTATCAATAGCCCCACAGGGCAGATTGCACGACATACCTGAGTTTGATGTTATTGTTTCATTTACGGATGCTAACCTTATCCCGGTGGTTCACAAAATCAAGAATTGCAGATTTAAAAAGAATATGATAACATCTGCAAGTGGAGATACATCAATTCCGATAGAATTAGATTTAGTTATTTCAAATGTTGAATTTATTTAATACTTTTGAGCAATCAAAAAAATAAATTATGACAATCGAAGAAATTAAAACGAAGTACCCAAATTCAGACATTTGGACATTGGCAGTAAAGTCAAAAAATGGAGATACAATAACCGTTCATTTGAGGGAGTTGGACAGAATAGCATTCAAGAGTGTTTCTGCATTAATTGCCAAAGATGAATTATTAGGAGTTGAAAGTTTTTTGAAAACATTGCACGTTGGCGGTGATGATGTGAAGTTGATAACAGATGACTTTACAGCATTGAGAAGTGCGGCCATCACTATTTTACCGATGTTACAAGCTGAGGCAGGTGAATTAAAAAAAAATTAAATTCTGCAAAGCAGTTATTGGAAACGGATGAGTTCGCACGTCAAAATGCACTTATCCGTTTTTATTTTAGAATTGAGCCAAACACATTAACGGATGATGAGTGGGCAGCAGCGATTGAAGAAATAATGTTTGTTTTAAAGTTTAATGGAACAATACAAGAAAAGAAATGAATAATTCAGTAGAATACATATTAAGTTTAAAGGATAGGTTTAGTAGTGGCATTAAGTCGGCAACGAATGAAACTGAGAAACTGAATGGTGCTATGGGTACTACTCAAAAGTTAGCACTTGGTATTGGTGCTGCTATTGGTGCTATTGGAGGCGGATTAATTGTAAGAGAAATTGTAAATGTTACCGCTGCAATGGAAGGATTGCAAAATCAATTAAAGTTTGCGAGTGGTTCAGCAGAGCAAGGCAGCAGAGATTTTGAATATTTAAAAAATATTACAAAAGAAATGGGATTGGATTTTAAAACATCAGCCGATGCTTTTGCTAAATTTAGCGGTGCAGCAAGAGGCACAATTTTAGAGGGGCAAGGAGTTAGAGATGTATTTGAAAGTGTAGGTATGGCATCAACGGTTATGCAATTATCAGCAGAGCAGTCAGAAGGTGCATTTAGGGCATTAGAACAAATGTTATCTAAGGGCAAAGTAAGTGCAGAAGAATTAAGAGGGCAGTTAGGTGAAAGAATACCTGGAGCCTTTCAAATTGCAGCAAGAGCAATGGGAATGACTACAATGGAGTTGGATAAATTTATGGCAGATGGCAAGTTAATGAGTGAACAATTTTTGCCAAAGTTTGCAGCACAATTAAAGTTAGAGTTTGCAGGAGGAATGGATGATGCAAGTCAAAGTTTGAGTGCAAATTTAAACAGAATGAATAATGAATTTTTAATGTTAAAATATACATTAGGTCAATTGTTTTTGCCAGTAATACAAGGCATGGTATTAGGTATAACAAAATTAACAGGTTTTATAAAAGAACACGCAGTAGCAATAGCATTTTTAGGAGGTACATTAGCAGGGGCGGCCGCAGCATTATTGCTTTACAATACATATTTAGCAGTTACTAAAGCTATAATGGTAGGCAAGTTAGTTTATGCAGTTTGGAGTTTAGCCGCAGCATTGGAGGGTACAACGGTTGCACAATGGTTATTAAATTCAGCAACAGCATTTTTTGCAGGGTTGACAGGAGTTGGAGTGTTTTTGGTAGCAGCAGGAGCAGCCGCAGCATTAGCGGTTGGTATTTATGCAGCTAAATCCGCACAAGATAAATTGAATAAGTCAATGTCTGACCAACCAAGTGCTACAAGTGCAGTATCTCCATTAAATAAACAAATAGCAGGAAAACCAACACAAACAAATAGCACAACATCAAAAGCAGGAACAAGTACAACAGCAGTAGAAAGTAGAGGCGTTCAAAATTTTAATATTTCAATCAATAAATTAGTCGAACAGATTACACTAACAGCAACAACAATTAAAGAGGGCAAGAATGAAATTAAGGATGCGGTTGCTGAGGCATTATTGGCGGCAGTAAATGATTTCCAACTTTTAGCAACAAAATAAATATGGCAGAGTTTTTTTTACCACAAGTAATACAAAAAAATAACGAAAAGACTTTAATAAAGGGATTTGGTTTGCCATTAGTTCAGCGTGCTTTGATTGCGGCAAATACTTTATCTATAAAAACCGATAAGCCCGATAAAACAAGTTACTTTGGCACACCGATTTATGGTTCATTGTTTATTGTAAAGCCTGAGTATAACATCTTTGAATACAATCCTTTTTCAAAAGTATATCAAGAAACACCAATAGTTGTAGCAAGTAATTATTTTGATGGCAAAAACGATGGATTATTGTTAGACAACGTAATAATTGATGTTACACAAAATAGGCAAATAATAACAACAGACATAAGCGGATTTAATCGAGGAACAGTAAAAGAGTTTATAAATAACGGAGATTACTCAATTAATATAAGAGGTTTTTTTGCAACAAAAAACCCTGACGAAGCACCATTGGTAGATACAGGTATTCTTGCAAGTTATTGCTCTGCTCCAGTTACTTTACAAATTACAAATACATTTTTAAATAGAATATTTACGGTCAACAATATTGTTGTTACCAACTTAACAATGTCGCAACAAGTAGGACTTAGGAATGTTCAATATTTTGAAATTTCAGCTTTATCAGATAACCCTTTTGACTTGAAACAACAAGATGAACAGGCTATTTAATAAAATAAAAATAACACAATTGGGAGATGGTAGAAATGCCATTTACGAGTGGTTTGAAATCAACAACATTAGGATTGAAAAAAGTTGGGATAAGCAAACACAAACAGCCACAATATTATTGCCAAGAAATTTAAAATACAACGACAAAAATATTTATGAAGGGCAAAATCCATTATTAAGGCGAGGTGATAAAGTAGAAATCTTTGGAGGTTACTATCCTAATCTAACACCATTATTTAGTGGTTATATTTCTAAAATTGGAAACAATGTGCCGGTGGAAATATTATGTGAGGATGAAATGTTTATTTTAAAACAATCAATAGCACCAAATATAAGCTATGAGAGTGTTAATTTAAGAACATTGATAGGTAAGATACTTGAGAACACAAACATCCCTTACGAGGCATTAGATGCTCAAATTGGAGCAATAAGAACACAAAAGGCAAGTGTTGGATTAGTGTTGCAAAAGTTAAGAACAGACTACGGTTTATTTTCTTATTTTAAAAATGGCAAGTTAAGAGTTGGATTAGCTTATTATCAATCAGAAAGTAACACAGAAACTATTTTGTTTGAAAGACAAATGATAGATACGGGAAACCTCCGTTACCTAAAAAAAGACGATGTAAAAGTAAAGTTAGAAGGAGTAATTATCAAAAGTGATAATTTAAGAGAAGAATATAATTATGGTGATCCAACAGGCGAACTTAGAACAATATTCCAATATGGAGGTACTAAATCAGAATTAGATTTAAAAGCTAATTTATTTTTAGAACAAATGAATTATACAGGTTACTACGGTTCTTTTTTGACATTTATTGAGCCAAAGGTTGAGCCGGGTGATTTTGTTCAATTAGATTCGTACATTTATCCTGAAAGAAAAGGAAAATATGTAGTTAAGTCAGTTACATCAGAAATAGGAATGGGAGGCGGAAGGCAAAACATTGAATTAGAAAGGAGGATAGCATAATGAGTAATCAAGCAACGGACATAAGAGAGGCTATAAGGGCATTGTCAGGAATGGATGAATTGAGTTATGAAACATCTATCTGTAAAGTGTTATCAGTAGATGAGCCTAATTTTACTTGTAAGTGTGAGCCTATTGATGGGAGTGCAGATTTCTTTGGAGTGTTGTTAAATGCAGATAAAAAAAAGGGATTTGTATTAATTCCAAAGGTGGGCAGTTATGTTGTAATTAGCCAAATGAGTGAAACGACAAGTTGTGTAGTTATGGTTAGCGAGGTATCGCAGGTTTATATTGCAGGTGATGAAAATGGGGGATTGGTTAAGGTTCAAGATTTGACAAGTAAATTAAATGCTTTAGAAAATAAAGTAAATTCATTAATTATAGCGTGTGCAAGTCAAGTTGTTACTCTTGCACCAAGTGGAGCATTTGCATTAGCACCATTTTTTACAAGTGTAACACCATTAATACCAACTCAACAAATAGAAATAGAAAACACAAAAGTAAAACACGGAAATGGCGGCTAAAGATTTTTTACAAAACAGCGAATTTGATTTGCTTATAGTTGATGGTGATTTGTCTATTGGACTATCAGACGAAGACCATATCATTGACATCATAAATTCTAATCAAGGCGATTGGAAGGAGTACATTTTATGTGGGGTTGGAATAGACAATTATTTGAATAGTTCTGGGCTTGATATTTTTTTAGAAAAAGAAATAGGAGTGCAGTTGGAGAGAGATGGATTCAGTCAGATAAATATTGATTTTAAAGATAACAATTCTTTTAATTTTTCAGTTGATGCAGTACGAAGTTAAGTTTGGACAGACTATTTATGATGTTGCGGTGATACTGTATGGTTCGCCACAATATGCGGTTAAATTAAGTGTTGATAATGGCATTGATATAACTGATAGTATTGTAGGATTAAGTTTGTATTTCAATGAAACAATAAAGCCAAATGTTGTGGCAAGTGCTATTGTTCAGAGTGAGATAATAAGCACACCTAATAATAATTATTTTGTTAAAAGTTTGCAAAGCACTTATGATTTATGTTTGCAGTTTGGTTTTGGGTTGGATAGGTATGTAGATTTTGTTTCTACTACCAATATGAGTTTTTTAAATATAGATGAAAGTGGAACAACAATAGTAGTTACACAACAGAATAGAAATTTGCCAAATAATCTTAATTTTGCAACACAAATAGTTTATGACAATATTCCACCAATCACAGAGGGAATAGGAGTTATGATAATAGAAAGTACATTTATAGTAGGATAAAAAATAAATATGGCACAACAAGATAGGTCAACAATAAAAACATTTTTTGAAACGGGGGATATTCCAACGGAGGCACAATTTGGAGATTCATTCGATAGTCAAGTATTTTGGGTTGACGATGTAGAAACTACATTAGGCAATTTAGATACAAAAGTGCCAACAAGCAAGGCGGTAAATGATGCAATGGTATTCACCAAAGATGCAGAAAACAATGTGTTTTATCAAGGAGTTACAGCGACATTGGGAACATTGTGTCGTAGAAATATTTTTTACCAAGCATCAGGAGCATCACTTGGCAATGGTTGTCAAGAAAATGTATTTTATCCAAGAGTATCAGGGATTACATTAGGGACAGGTTGCATTAAAAATATTTTTGAGGGTGGAAACTTTACATTTGCAAATAATTTGTTAAACGTAGTTGTTAAGAGTTCAGCAGGTGGTGGTAATGACTATTCAAACCTTACCAATTACGGGTTTATGTATAACAATACATACTCTGCAATAATATTTGGCAATGGAACAACTAACTATCACCAATATTATGACATTGCAAACAATAGAATAGTAACAACCAATCTAACAACATTAGCGGTAGTTAATATTAGTGGCGGAGCAGGAACGGTTACATCAGTAAATGCAGGAACAAACATATCAGTAACAGGCACAGCCGCAGCACCTATTATTAATTCATTATCGGATAGATATAAGACCACATCAACAACAAGCAATACAATAGGCAACGGAAGTAGGACATTCACCGTTGATGCTAACTTATCGTACATTCCTTTGCAAGAAGTTTTGATAGTTTATGACCCATCGAACCACATGCACGGTGAAGTTACAAGTTATAGCGGCACTACATTAATTGTTGATGTCAAACATCACACAGGTAGCGGCACTTATAATGTATGGAGTATCAACTTAGATGGCACACCCGTTGATGCAATAACAGGAACAGGTGTGGCTAATAGACTTGCTTATTTTACCGCAGGGCAAGTAATTGACGATGTTGCAGCAATAACCGCAAGTAGGGCATTGATTAGCGATGCCAATGGATTGCCAACACATTCAGCAACAACATCAATAGAATTAGGATATGTAAGTGGCGTTACTTCTGCTATTCAAACGCAATT